GTGGTAGTTAAGAAACACATTTTTCATAAAAAGTTTACATTTCCCCAAATTCAAAACGTGAATTTATGCAACATGCACAAAAATAATATGGTGTAACGAGGAAAAACACACACAACCTGCACAAATTATGAACACATAATTAACGCCAACCACACTAAACCATTACCGACAAATAATGAACACTTTTTAAATTCGTTCGACAAACACTTGACAAAATCAAATATGACATAATAATTAACGGAATCAGTTTACAAACGATTTACACAAACAAAACACCACCGACACATCAACCGGCTATAATATAATCACAGTAAAGGAAAGAGAGGAAGGGATGAAGTGATTATGAAAAAGGAAGGGTATTCAATTAGATGTACATCGCGCACCTACATAACCCTTGAATGGGTGGGAGAATTCATTTTTTGTTTGGATAACGACACGATGTATGCAGAAGAAATGATTTACAAAATCGAAACGAGAGTTGGAATGAATTTTCAGGACATTCCAATTAAAGGTTGCAAAGACGATTTTAGCGGATTGAGATTCTTTAATGGCGGATGGTAACGGGACTTCTGGGGACAATTTCCCGACAAAGCGGAAGTTGAAAGCTATGTGAAAATGAAACGTGGTCAAGCATAATGGATAGAACATTATACGCAATGATACTAATAATGTTGGCGTTGTCAACAATATGTTATTTGGTTGGTTATAGTGTGGGCTTAGGATTGATATGATTAGTTTAGACAAATATGCAAAGAAATACGGTGACATACCATACCCAGAAAACATAAGTGAGAAACAGGCGAAAAAGTATGTTGAAACATATGTTAAGCTTGGTCGGTCAAGGGGTCGCGCAAAGGGCGAGGTATTAAAAAAATATAAGAAGACCATATCAAGACTTAGAAAATCTGGTTATGTCGTCCCTGAGAACATCAAGTTACCTGCAAAATACGACACATTATACATATACGCGCAATCCTTTAAACCCAACCCACAAACAGGCGATGTTTATCCGGGTTTATATGCACGTGGCAAGTCGTTCGGGGTTAAAACAAAGCCGTCACCACCGACACCGCCTAACATTTATGAGTTGATTTATTTTAACACAATTTCATATATAAGAGATTTTGAGGCAACGTCTAATCGTAAGGCGGAGGGTGCCCCTACCTTGCTTGAGTTTTTTGAGGGTATTGCAGAGGTATATGGCAATGAAAATGCAGGGCGGTTAATAGATGAAGCAGAAAAAGCGGGCGAGACAATAACAGCAGATGAATTATACAACGAAACAGACGCGCAATCATACACGAGGAGTGTAGAAAGGTTTATAAGAAAGGTTTTAGAGTTATTACCACAAACCGATTGATAGGGGTGATACTATGACATTTGTTGGAGATTTTGAAACCACTGTGTATGACGGACAAGAATACACTGAAGTATGGGCCAGCGGTGTTTGCAATATTTCAGATTTATCTTGTGTTATTCATAACAGCATTGGTGAAACATTTTCATATCTTGAAAACATTGGTGAAGACGTTGTTATATATTACCACAATTTACGATTTGATGGTGAGTTTTATGTTTCATATTTATTGAATAAATTGAAATATAAATATTACGAGGGCCCTCGAAAAAAGAAAAAGACCTTTAAATGTGTGATATCGGACGCGGGATTGTGGTTTAACATCACAATAACCACACCCAAAAATATAATATCAATTCGAGATTCACTCAAGCTGATACCGTTATCAATTGAGACTATGGGCGTGGCCTTTAATACAGACCACCGAAAAAGCACGATTGAATATAAAGGATTTAGAAAGGCAGGCGGTGTGATTACAGAACGTGAGGAACACTATTTGAAAAATGACTTGTTAGTGTTGGCTGAAAGTCTTAGACATATGTTTGATGTGACAACAAAGACAACAATATCATCGGCGGCGCTAAGTGAATTTAAAAAGACATTTTATGGTAGAGATTACCGCGAGTGGTTCCCTAACTTAGAAGCCATTGAAACACCAGAATACTTTGATGAAAAAAACACTGATGAATTTATACGAAAAAGCTACAAAGGCGGGTGGTGCTATGTCAACCCCAAAACACAAGGGCGAGAGGTTGGAAAAGGAAAAACATTTGATGTTAATGGGTTATATTCGAGTGTTATGCACAGTTCTTCGGGGTGTGTTTATCCTATCGGCAAGCCTTTTTTTTTCAAGGGCGGCATTCCTGCCAGAGTAAAAAATTCGTTGATGTATTATTTTGTAAAAATAAAGGCCAAATTTAAACTTAAAGAAGGTTATTTACCCACAGTGGCGAGCGGTGGGAGTGTGAGGTACGGCGGTATTAAATGGTTGACATCAAGTGATTATTGGTGTAAAGGAAGTGAGATTGACATCGTGGAAGTTGATGGTGAAGAGGTCCCAGTCTATTTTGAGTGTGTTATGACAATGACAGATTATGAATTATTTCACAAGCATTATAATGTTATATATGAGGAAGTGTTGTACGGCTGTTATTTTTACGCGAAGGACGGCATATTTGATGAGTATGTTGATAAATGGTTTAGCGAAAAAATTAAATATAACGGCGGACGTAGAACAATTGCAAAGCTATTTTTAAATTCGTTATATGGTAAGACTGCTGCAAATGGACGGCGCGACCACAAAATACCAAGGCTTGACGACGGCGTTGTAAAGTATGATGTTGTTAAAGGGGAAGACAAGGAGCCCGAATACATAGCGATAGGCTCCGCAATAACCGCATACGCACGCAATTTCACAATTACTCACGCACAAGATAATTATGATTTGTTTTGTTATAGTGACACAGATTCGTGCCATTTGTTAGAGGGGGAATACAAAAACATAGCTGTTGATGATAAAAAACTTTTACACTGGAAAATTGAAGCGGATTGGGACAAGGCAATTTTTGTGCGACCCAAATGTTATATTGAGGTTGGTGATAAGATGGAAATAAAATGTGCCGGTCTAAATGAAAGGGGGAAAGAGTTAATGAAAATGTCTTTAACCGGCGATATACAAGAACCATTAAGCGATGAAGAGCGAGCGTTTGTAAATGTTAAACGAGAGTTAACAGATTTTAAGGTTGGATTGGAAATACCTGGGAAATTAGTGCCTAAACGTATAAGGGGCGGCGTGATATTATCAGAAACAACATATAAAATAAGGGCGGTATAACCGCCCTTTATAATAGCACCGCGCACGTTTGCTAAACGAGAATTTATTGGAACCATTTAAGGTTTAGCACCCAACAAAATACACGGTGATATTAACGAATTGATAATGCACTTAAAATTTTTTCTTTTACGCTAATGTTTGAAAACCTTATCAACCCTCGATGAAAAAAATCCCTCATCATCTTATGCTTGGTAGAACAATTTAGATATGGATTTGTATAATCTAATATATCATTACAATTTTTGTCGTATTTTTGCGATATATAAATGATATTAAGGTCGTAATAAAAGAAAACCCCGAATGTTTCACCCTTATAATTTATTGTTAGCAAGTAAGAATTTTTTCCCGACGGTTTATCAATGAGTGCCACTGAATTATTAAGATATACACCCTCTGATTCATATTTACTGTATTCATCGTCAAAGGCAGAATTAAAGATAGAATTTTTCAGAGAATTTGCCGCCCCGGAATTAAAATTAAATTCGCACACCCAACCATCACCCCGAAGAAATTTTGTGTTTGGCCTTATTCTTTCTGTGATGTGTAGGGCAGAATAATAGGGGTTTAATAGATTCAAAGTGTTGCCAATTAGAACAAGCTTTACATATCTTGAGGGCTCACCCGCCCTTCTTGCAATTGATGTGTGAATGCTTCTTACCTTTTCCACTTCGCCGGGTAGGTAGTTGTCATATTCTTCTTGAAATTCATCGAATAATATCGTTGTCACGTTTTTAAAGACATGGGAACGATTTTTTAATTTTGTTGCTTGATTGATTGAAAGGGCGAAGCCGCAGGTTTCACCATTCAACAGCAGTGAATAATACAATCCCTTGGCGTATGGTTTTGATGTCATTTCATCATATGGAAAATACAAGTCGTGAATGTCATTCCAAAACGCAATATGCGCGTCTGACAATTCATAACCTGTTCTATAAAGTACAACAAATTGAGACCCGTCACGCTTAAAATTATCAATCACATGCCTATTGAAAAACGTTGTTTTTCCTGCACTTCTGTTTGATGTGACGATAAATATTTCCGGGGTGTTTTTATTTAGGTCTTTTGTATTTAATAACTTATTCCCATTATAAAATTCCATACTTTATTATAACACAAGATAAATATATGTCAAGGGTTGACAAGAAAAAGTTTTGTGATATAATATAAGAAGGGAGGGTTTTGATGGAAAACATTATCACTTTAATAAACACAGCAGGCTTTCCCGTCGCTATGTGCTGTGTGTTGCTATATTATGTGAATAAGCTGATAGATAGTCACCGAAAAGAGGTTGACGAGCTTACAGAAGCAATCAACAACAACACAAATGTTATAAATATTTTATTAGAAAGGATAAACAATGAAGACAAGTAAAGAAGACATTTTGTCCAGACTTTCTGCGATTTTCGACGAGGGAAAGCTAACCGAAGAAAAAGTTAAAATTGTAGAAGATATTTCAGACACATTTGACGAATTGTCACGTGCAAGCGGTGACGTTGAAGAGGTTGAAAGGAAGTGGAGAAAAAGGTATATTGAAAGATTTGGAAGCCCAAAGGTTGAAGATGAGGGCGAAAAAATTGAGGAAACTGAAACAATTAAAATTGATGATTTATTTGAAGAAAGAGGTGACAAATAATGGCAAATGTTCCGCAGCCTGTAACACTCACTAATTCCAGTGTGAATATTTTAAATGCGATTAGAAATTCGGCAACCATAGACTATAGAAACTATGTGCCATACGCGACAGAGGACGGCGATTCAATTCGTGGTATTGGTGCCATTATTATGGACTACCCCGCACTTCAAAACGAGTTTTTAAACGCGCTCATTGGAAGAATCGGCCTTGTTATTGTCACGTCTAAATCATATCAAAATCCGTGGTCTGTATTTAAAAAGGGCGTTATGGAGTTCGGCGAGACCGTCGAGGAATTATTCGTAAATATTGCCAACGTCCAGAATTACAACCCCGAAGATTCAGAAACAACAATTTTTTCACGCAACATTCCGGACGTAAAAAGCGCGTTTCATGTTGTAAACTATAAGAAGGTTTACCCTGTAACAATTCAAAATGACCAGTTGCGAGCCGCGTTTTTATCATGGGCTGGTATATCCGACTTAATAGCAAAAATCACCGATTCATTATACACATCAATGAATTATGATGAATACCAAACCATGAAATATCTAATTGCAAAAGCCATTATTAACGGCCAAATGGAAATTATCGGTGTTAGTGGGACGATTAGCGAAAACGTTGTTGCTTTTAAGTCAATTAGCAACAATTTGACCTTTTATTCCAACAAACATAATGTTGCTGGTGTTTATACTTCAACTCTTAAAGATGACCAATATCTCATTATCGACACCGCCACTGAAAGCCAGATGAACGTTGAAGTTCTGGCCACGGCTTTCAATATGGATAAGGCCGAATTTATGGGCCATGTTATTTTGGTTGATGGTTTTGGGAACTTGGACACCGCACGTCTCAATGAATTGTTTTATGATGACCCGGCATATGAGGAAATAGGGTCAAGTGACTTGGAAAGCCTCAATTCAATACCGGCTGTTATTGTAGATAAAAATTGGTTTATGGTATATGACCAGATGATGCAATTCACTGAAAACTATAACGGAAAGGGGCTGTATTGGAATTATTTCCTGCACACGTGGAAAGTAATGAGCGTGTCTCCCTTTGCGAACGCGGCTGTATTTACCACCGGAACCCCCGCTGTTGCCTCCGTGACCGTTTCACCGTCAACGGCGACTGTGGCTAAGGGCGGAAGCGTGCAGTTAACCGCCGTTGTTCAAACAACCGACTTTGCACGCCAAACCGTGACGTGGACATCTAATAATGCAAAAGCTGTTGTGGATTCGCGTGGTTTTGTGACTATTGCAAGCGATTTCAGCGGGTCATCCGCCACCATCACAGCAATTTCTACGTTTGACCCGTCTAAGAAGGGAACGGCAACAATTACCGTAGAATAATGTACATTGCACCTAATTCAATTATAAAAATATTGACGAATGTTCCTCTTTCAACTGGTTATGCAGACACGCTCTATTTTTCGAGTGTGTCTGCACAGACCAGTTATTTCAGCGCGAAAGTTAAACCAAACACAACGCTCGGTAGTTTAGGAACATTTTCATTTACCCTTGACGAACAAAACTATGTTCGTTCATTTAATAATTCGATTAAGGTCAACATCCCTGTCGATTTGTTAAACGACTGTAACTATGTAATGTTTCAGAATTCATCGTATACTTCAAAATGGTTTTATGCGTTTATCACTAATCGAACCATGTTGAGCAACGCCACAACCGAATTGTCGTTAGAATTGGACGAGATTCAGACATGGTTTTTTGATATGACCATTCAGCCGGGGTTGGTGCTTAGAGAGCATAGCGTTAATGATGATGTTTTTGAGAATTTAATGCCGGAGCCGTTCAACATCACCGATTATACGTATCGTGATTCGGGTGGTGTGCTTGGCATACCCGATGGCGTGGGTATGGTGGGTAGTAAGGAATGGGATGGCAGCCTGCCCCTTGCGGGTGTGGCTGACGGTGTTTTTACAAATTGTTATGTGGGTTACTGGCTGACGCCTTCCACGTCTTACACCACAATTGCAAACGCAATAAACAACTATGTTGAGACGAATGGGGCTGACAGCATAATTTCAATCTTTTTGTATTATAATAAAAATACAACAAACACAATCTATGACTTGGATTTGGACGGCTATGTACCTAAAAACAACAAGTTAAAAACTTATCCATATTCATTTGTAAGGGTCATATCTTTAGACGGCACATCCAAAGATTTTAAATTTGAGGAATCTGGCGACTTGAATATGACTATAAAAACAGAAAGCGTCTCATTTCCTGAGCCCGCTGTCCGCGTGGTAATGATTGATTATAACGGCTTAAAAGACGAAAACACGCAAATGGTTTATTCAGGTTTTCCAGTGCCAGCAATTAACACCCCCGCATATCTCGATTATTGGGCTACTAATAAATTTTCGTTCGGTTTTGGTGTGCTTAAGAATTGTATTGACGTTGGTTTAGGTGCTGGAAAGATTGTTGCAGGAGACCCAAGCGGTGGGGGTTCTGTGTTGTCGGGGGGTTTATCGCTTCTTTCTACGGCTGCTTCAATGGCCGACCTTATGAACGCTCCTCCACATGTCACTTCAAGCGGGTCAGGTCTGTCTTTCATAACAGCTTCATCAGATAGTATATTTAGATTTTATCAATGCACATTGAAGGCACAGGCTGCCAAAGCTGTCGACGATTATTTCACTCGTTTCGGCTATGCAACTAACACCATTAAACAGCCCAACATATCAAGCCGACCGGCCTTTAACTATGTTCAAACCTCAAACATTCATGTAACGGGTTCGGCACCCGCCGACACAAAGCGCGTGTTTGAAGAAGCCCTTGACCGGGGTATGACGTTTTGGAAGTCTACGGCAACATTCGGCGATTATTCACAAAATAATGGGGTTCAAACATGAAAAACATATCACTACCAAGAAACGAGCGTAAACGGTTCTATGATTCCATAGTGGACAACACCACTACATATAATTACTATGTAGAACGATTGACTGATATAGCAGTTTCGCGTTTCAAATGGACAGGATTCCCGGATTCAATTGACACACGATTTTTAGAATTGACTTTGTTTGAAAAGGGGCAAGCTGTTGTCTTTGAAGATGATGTCATGGGTCTTCTTTCCCTGAATACCGCTATTTCTGGGTCATGGAATGTGTATAATGTGCCAATTAAGCGCAGAGCATATGCCACTAACGGATATAATAAAAACCTGACAATTGAAAACAGTGTAATAGTGTTTAATAACTATATTAGAACGCCGTCTGTACAGCACATTTTAAATTTTTCAAAAAAATTAGCCAACATAGACGTTACAATTCAAATAAATATCAACACCCAAAAGACCCCAATAGCACTTAAAGCGAATAAAAAACAACAGTTGAGTGTTTTAAACGCTTATAAAAATTATGATGGAAATGTGCCCGTCATATTCAAAGAAGATGAATTTAAAGACGATTCTATATCATCAATGTCTTTAGGTGCGCCGTTTGTTTCCCCTGAATTGTATGAACTGAAAACGAAAATATGGAATGAGGCTCTCACATTTTTAGGTGTTCCGAACATTAGTGAAACGAAAAAGGAGCGTATGATAACCGACGAGGTTCAACGCCAGATGGGTGGTGTGCTGGCGAGCAGAACGTCCTTTATAGCAATGCGAAAACAAGCATGTGAAAAAATAAATAAAATGTTTGGATTGAATGTTGACGTTGAATATAATTATGGGGGTGATGGTGATTGTCAAAATACACAGCAGAACTACGATTCATAATTGGCTCGCTTGCTGGGTCGACAGACACGTCATTAACTCAGCTTAAAAAAGACATACCAAAAGCTTTACCACTGATATTTGACGGTGATTTGTCTCTTGACAGTCCTCTCTCCATAACTACCTTTGAAACACTGTTTTTAAACCACTTCGCATTTCATGAGATTGGTTTTGAAACATTGGCGCGGTGGAAATATGAGATAAATAATCATTTAAGAGAAATTATACCATATTATAATGACTTGTCATCTTCAACGCTCAAAAATTTTGATTTTTTCTTGGTTTCGCCCGGATATACCGACAAAATAAATGATGTGACCGGCACTGAAACCACAACCGGGGGCACAACAACCAACAACCTATCCACAGAAACCGAAGCTTCAGAAGATTATACAAGTGCGTATTCTGACACGCCTAACGGCTCATTAACAGACGTTAAAAACTTGAACTATTTAAGCACGGCAACCGTGGACGATAGGACAAACACCCAAACTACCACAAATACGGGGACTGTTACAACTTCAAACACTGGCAACCAAACTGTGACAAAAAATTATGAGTTAGAACACATTGAAACGATTCGCGGTGAAGACAATTTAAAGGCAATTAAACTGTTTAGAGAGGAAATAAAAAATATATATTCACTCATGTTAGACGAATTCAACGAATATTTTATTACTTTATGGGGGTAAATTATGTTACAAAAATTAAATCTAATTATGAATCAAACACTGCCTGCTACGTATGACGATTCGCTGAGCTATTACGAAGCACTATCAAAAATCTGTTATGAGGTCAATGAAATAATTGACAAGATTAACGCAGATGAGGCGTTAATCGCCGCAAATTCGGAAGCCATCACTTCCATCAACTCTCAAATTACTTCTATTAACAATTCGCTGGAAGCTGACGCGGAAAAAATCCAACAGCACACAACACAAATTAACGGTTTATTGCAATCTATGCAACAGCTGGCAACACAGGTTAATGACCTTGACGGCGATGTGTCGTCACTTGGTTCGTCAGTTTCTTCCCTCACAACACGAGTGAATTCAATTGAAAGTGATTTTAATACGGGGTTTACGACACCCTATGTTACAATTACGTCAGAAATATTGCCTGGAAGCCCGTCAGACCGGGCGGCCACAAAGGCATATGTGGATAGCAAGCTTTCGAGTGAATTCACGCCGATTGTGTTGACCGGAAATGGCGGCCCCGCTGTTCTAACTCAAATAACTGTTAGATTTGATAAAACTGGGTTGATTATTTATGGGTCAATTTCACAAGACGAATTGCCCTCCGGTGGATATGAAGTGTTTACTTCAAGTACTCTGAATACTTTGGCTAATGGAATATCGGCTTGGGTTGGGGATGCTTTAGCAAACCGAACAATTCTTGTTCCTATATTTAAACAGGCAAGCAATTTAGATTCACCATCATTTGATAGCAAAAGGTGGTTTTCACTTTCGTTTAATTCATCCGGGGTTCTTAGTGCACTTACCTATGTTAAAGGCTCTGGGGCTTCTACTACCGCACCAAATTTCGTGGCACAGACTGTAATATAAAAGAAAGAGGGTTATCCCTCTTTCTTTTTATTGTTTTGTGTGAATATGATGTTTTTGACCACGGCACTAACATATTTCTTTCCATCTTTCTCACTAATTGACAATTCACATTCATACACGCAGTAGTCACCCTTTTTAAGGTATTTTTCTGCTATTTCACATAGTTTTGTTGTGAATATCGCAATGTCAACAAATACGGTTTTATCTTGGGATTTTTTTATTGCTAATGAATTTGTTAATACCTTAGACCCGTCTGCACACTCTCTTTTTTCAAAATCTTTAACCAATCTTCCACCAAAAAAACATACGTTCATTACTCTAATACCTCATTCTTTAAATTATCAATCATTCGTTTGCAGATTACAATTGCTCTTACGGTGTCATAATTCATAGACAAAACTTCGTCACCCTCTCCGACTATAACACCCTGTTTATACAATGTGTTTATAACTTCGGCCAATTCCCCGTAATTTTCGGGTGTGATATCCTTTGGTGTTATGTGGCGATTTATACAATAACCTAGCTTGTCTAGGTTACGGGCTAAATCATCCAATTCACTTAACGCACAGGATAGTGTGGTATCTAAAATTGCAAGTTTTGACATGATGTTGTTTTGTCTTTTTTCAATTTTCTCGTAAAAATCTTCTGCCATGTTTAAAAACCTTTCTAAACCTAAATCTAATGTTCTATGTGGGCAATATTTCCCCGACCAGTGATGGTGCGTATATGTGACCTCCCTAACCCCCCTTCCAAATATGAAATAAGACAACAACGCTAATAATTGTGCCGCGTTCTGTTCAGCCTTTTCAAACCTTTCACCCCCAGACTTAGAATAACAAATTTCTATTGCTATTGTCCTCATATTACCCTTGCCTAGGCCGTCCCCCGCGTGCCATGCGGTTCTGTTTATTGGCAATATTTGAACAACTTCACAATCATCAACCGCAAAGTGAAAACTTCGTTCTTCACTTGGGTCGTTTTGCAAACATTTAGCCTCATTGGTGGCAGTTGCGTCATTCGCTGTGTTGTGTATTGTTACACCTATAGGCACCATATAACACGGAGACTTGAATTTATACATTTCTTCGGGTATCATGTGTTTGATATACTTCATTCAATCACAACCATCCTTCGTCAATTCTATCAGTCTATTATCCTGTTCAGCACTTAACAGCCTGCTTATGTGCTCCGCTTCGCTCCCGAACGCTTCAAGCATGTACGGTGTTCCGTTTTCGTCATATGCGATTTTTAATTCGTCTATCACGTCTTTATACGTCATTTCAATACCCCTTTCCCGTTCCTCTCGTTCTTGTAGGGCAGAAATGGCGAGTCGCTTTGATTCAAAGCAATCCTGTGGAACAGCAATACATTCATTTTCTGGGGCATAAAACCCCTTGCATGTATGACACTCTCGTTCGATATATTCAATCGCTTCTCTATTAGTCATGATACGTTTCCTTTCATTATTCTAAATGTTCTTCAAGCGTGTTCGGATATCCGTTTTCGTAATATGCAACTTTTAATTCGTCTCTCACATCATTATTCACCTCTCGCCTAATCCTTTCTATAATTTCATCGCCGTGACCTCTTGACAACATTTGTCCCCATTCGGATAAAAACCATTTTTCAAGCCTATGTCCGTCGCCACACTTTAATTCTATTTTATAATCATGTATGGCCTGTTCTAATATTGCCGCCTGTAACAATATTAGACCCTCATCGTTGAAATGCGTTGTATTCATTGTAGTCCTTTATTTTCCAATTGGCCGGAATATCTCTAAGACCGCAACGAATGTTAGAAGTTGGTGATTTTAGCGGGCATAGATAACATTGAGACATTCCTTCACACACTGTTTTTATTATCGTTAGCGCGGTGTAAATCTCGTACGGTTTTATCTTATTTTCCATAATTACCACCCTTATTCCCTTTCTTAAGTCTCTTTACTGTGATTATATTATAGCCGGTTGATGTGTCGGTGGTGTTTTGTTTGTGTAAATCGTTTGTAAACTGATTCCGTTAATTATTATGTCATATTTGATTTTGTCAAGTGTTTGTCGAACGAATTTAAAAAGTGTTCATTATTTGTCGGTAATGGTTTAGTGTGGTTGGCGTTAATTATGTGTTCATAATTTGTGCAGGTTGTGTGTGTTTTTCCTCGTTACACCATATTATTTTTGTGCATGTTGCATAAATTCACGTTTTGAATTTGGGGAAATGTAAACTTTTTATGAAAAATGTGTTTCTTAACTACCAC